CTCTACTACATTCAACTTGCCAAACAAGATTGACCGCGTTGGTGTTGGTGCTGGTGCAGCATACTCTCGCGGCACGACTGGCGGTGCCGTAACGGCCACCACAAGCAATGCTGGAAGCCACAATCACACCGGCTCCACGGGCAGCACTGCAATTACTACCGACCAAATGCCAGCGCACAACCACGGCGTTAATGACCCAGGGCACGTTCATAACACCCTCAAAGGGACGACTGGCGGGCAGGCTTCATTTGTTGACACAAACGATGGCGGAAGCAGCGGGAACACCTCTTCCTTCATGAGTACGGCTTTCACGGGAATATCAATTCAAAACCAAGGCGGTGGCCAAGGTCACAGTCATGGCATCCAAACGGATGGAGTTCACAACCACACCGTATCCACAATTCAGCCTTACCTAGCATCCAACTACATCATCAAGACCTGACATGCCCCTTCAGAAGCTCCAATTCACTCCCGGCATTCAGCATGATGGATCGAGATACTCGTCATCGGGTTCTTGGTCGGATGCTGATAAGGTTCGGTTTCGTGGTGGTGCGCCAGAGAAAATTGGCGGATGGCAACAGGCTGCGCTGGAGCCGTTCCTAGGAACATGCCGTCAGCTATTCCCATTCTCTGATCTGACGGGAAGCTACTATCTTGGTATTGGCACTAGCTTTAAGTATTACATTGAGCGTGGCGGGTCTATGTATGACATCACGCCAAACAGAACGACAATAACGCCATTAAACAATCCATTCACAACAACCAACGGGTCAAGAAATGTTCTTGTCTCTATAGCCTCTCATGGGGCTGTTTCTGGTGATTTTGTTACATTCTCTGGGACAACGGCTGTTGGCGGCTTAACTTTAAATGGCGAATATCAAATCACTGACGTGACGACTTCTGCCACGTTTAACATCACGGCGGCATCAGCAGCAACCTCATCCGCAAACGGCGGCGGAACGGCTGGAACTCAAGCCGTATTTCAGATCAACACAGGTACCAACAGCACGCTCTACGCCAATGGCTGGGGCGCTGGCACATGGGGCGGCATTCTGGCTGACAGCAGCGTCACGTTCACCGGAACTATAAACAACGGCGGCGCTGGCGCTGGCACGGTTTTGACAGTTACGTCAGTTGTTTCTGGTACCCTTACTGTGGGGCAATTGATTACCGGAACCGGTATATCGGCCAGCCCTCCAGGCTCTTCTGCGACGTATATAACGGCGCTAGGGTCTGGCACAGGCGGCGCGGGCACATACACCGTCAGCGTTTCTCAGCTCATCTCTTCGCGCACCATGAATGCTTTGAGAGGCACTGGGTGGGGTACCGCCGCAGACACCGAAGTGTCCAGCACGCGCCTTCGTCTGTGGTCCAGCGACAACTATGGGCAAGACTTGGTTATCAACCCGCGCGATGCGGCAATCTATTACTGGTCAAACCTGAGCGGCCTTGGAGTAAGGGCTGTCAGACTTGATAGCTTGGCTGGCGCTTCTGGTGTTCCTGATGTTGCCCGTCAAATCATGGTATCATCGCTAGACCGCAAGGTGTTGGCGTTTGGCTGCACTGAAGTTTCCGACGGAATTAATCCGCCAAAACAAGATCGTTTATTGATTCGTTGGTCAGACAATGAAGTCCCAACTCAATGGACGCCGCTTGAAGACAATGCCGCTGGCGGCCTTCGCATTCCAACCGGCTCCGAGTTCATCTCGGCAATCAAAACCAAACAAGAGATTCTTGTTTGGACCGAGAGCGCGGTTCATGCACTGAAGTACATCGGCGCTCCGTTTGAATACACAATCAGCCGCCTAGGCATGACGACCTTGGTCGGGCCAAATGCCATAGCGTCATCAAACGATGTGGTCTTTTGGATGGGGGCAAATGGCTTCTTCCAATATGATGGTCGCGTTTATGGTTTGCCCTGTTCAGTCAAAGACTATGTGTTCAACGATCTAAACTGGAACCAAGCTGAGAAGATTTGCGGCGGCAGCAACATGTCGTTTAATGAGGTTTGGTGGTTCTACCCAAGCCTGAACTCCGAAGAAAATGATCGTTATGTAGTTTACAACTACAACGAGAAGGTCTGGACTGTAGGCACCATTGTCAGAACAGCATGGATCGACAGAGGAATTGAAGATTACCCTCGCGCCGCTGGTAATGATGGCTATATCTACTTCCATGAGATTGGTCAGGACGATGGCTCAACAAACCCAGCATCACCAATCACGGCTTACATTGAAAGCGCGCCTATCGAGATTGGGTCTGGCGAAGAGTTTGGTTTTGCGTGGAGAATGATTCCCGACTTGACGTTTAGAAACAGCTCCAATCCCAACGCGAGGGTGGACTTTGTTTTGCAAGCGCAAGATTATTCAGGCTCATCATTCAGTCAGATTGCTGATAACGACACCTCGCGGATATCAAACACAAACACATTTGGCTCCGTAACAATAATCACATTCCCGGTTGAGCAATTCACCAGCCAAACCTACTTCCGCCTTAGAGGGCGTATGATGACGCTGCGCGTTCAGAGTGATACTCTCCTTGGCGTGGCGTGGCGCTTGGGTGTGCCGCGCGTAGATATTCGTAAGGACGGGCGTAGATGAGCCAAGGCCGCACAAGACTTCCGCTTGCGACTGATGACTGGGAGCGGGTATGGGGCGACCAGCTTGTTCGGGCAATCGACCAGAATCTTGATGCGGCCTTCGCCAACGCGGCGACTACGCCTACCGGCGTTATTCCGATCAGTTCTGGCGGCACAGGCTCCACAACAGCACCCGCCGCACTGGCTGCCCTAGGCGCTGCTCCACTGGCTAGTCCGGCCCTGACAGGGACGCCGACATCCCCAACAGCCGCAGCCGACACAGCAACCACGCAGATCGCCACGACAGCGTTCGTCACTGGGCAAGCCTCGACGGTAGCGCCTCTGATTAATGGTACAGCCGCAGCAGGGACGAGCTTGCGCTACGCCCGCCAGGACCACGTTCATCCCACGGACACGACACGCGCTCCGCTGGCAAGCCCGACATTCACTGGTACGGTAACCATCCCCGCAGGCGCAAGCATTACTGGCTATGCGACTAGCGGCGCGAACTCCAGTATCACCAGCTTAACAGGTCTGACCACACCGCTAAGCATCTCGCAAGGCGGCACAGGCGCGTCCACTCTGACTGCCAACAACGTCTTGCTGGGTAATGGCACAAGTGCTGTTCAGTTCGTTGCCCCTGGCACAACCGGCAACGTGCTGACATCTAACGGGACAACTTGGACCTCGGCGGCTGGAGGAACCCCAACCACCGGCACTGCTGGCTACGCGCTTACCGGAAACGGCGCATCGCCTTCCACTTTCCAGGGCTTTACGCAAACTGGAACGGGCGCAACAACCCGCACTTGGCAGAATAAGGCGGCTGATTTTGTTAGCGTGAAGGACTTTGGTGCGGTTGGCGATAACTCTGCGGACGACACGGCCGCAATCCAAGCCGCGCTGAATACGAACAAAAACGTCTACATGCCAGCGGGCAATTATCGCGTCACGTCTGGCCTTGTAATGAAAATCGACGGACAGCGGTTATATGGCGAGAGTGGTGCTGGATGGTTAACCGTTATTGAGTGGGCTGGCGCAAACGGCACCAACACCATCACTATCTCTGGTTTGCAACATTGCCTCATTGAATCCCTCAACATTAGGCGCAGGGCTGGTTCCAGCGCCATGACGAGTGGTTATGGCGTTCTTATTCAAGAAGACGGCATTAAGGATGCCTATTTTTGCCAAATAAGAACATGCAAAATCATACAAACTGGAAATGGCGTTTCGCTTTGTGGAACTGGCCATCAAATTGTTGATTGCGAGCTTCGCAATTTCTACATCAACGGCCATGGAATAAAGTACTTTGGCATATCAAGGGCAAGGCATAGTGCTCGCGCCGTTATTTCTCGCGTTCTTATTGATAATTCTGAGACGGTAGAAGGAGGGGCAACAAATTTTATACATGTTCTTTATCAATCATATGCCTCCAGCTTAATCATTGAGGCTTCTGCGTTTTTGTATGGCGGCACAGCCATTCAAATGGAAGACAATATAGGAGCGGCAT